CGTCAATTCGGAGCCGTGCAAAAGGTCGACCCCTTTGAGCCAAGGGCAGACGGCGACGTGTCAGGGGATACTGGTTCCGACTGAGTCGATGCGAGCCGCCCTTCTCTGTGCAAAAGAGACGGTCCCAACCCTGAAGAACGACCTGGTCAGATGCGAGAAGTTCAATAAGATTAAGATAGATAGCCTCTATGCCATCCTGTCCCATAAGGACCGAGAGCTTGATGCTGCACGGTCGGGCCCAGGCTGGTTTACGGCGGCCGGGTACATCTTAACTGGGGCCCTCGTCGGGGCGACTGCAGCCCTGGCCATAGCCTCCTCGCGCTGAGGGGCGCGAGCCTCCCCACATTGTCTTACTCATCAAAAAGCGTCATAATGAATAGTGAGCCTTAATGGAGATGGATATGTTCTCACGAGGCGACTATACGCAGGGGCTATGTACGGCCCATGAATACTACATCCAATACGTCACCAACGACGTTCTAGACACCGTATCGTCTTGGCTTGTCTCCTCGGCCGCCCTTCAGTCGAAGCGTGGCATCTGTCGAGACTGGTCGGAGGTGGCACACACTCTGGATACCGCGATCATACGCCGAGCCTTCGAGGCCAGGGGGGACGAGGTAAATGGAGTCGTCTTGGTGTGCGTAGCCAAGTGTGCGTCGAACGCCATAGCCAAGAGTACCGTTGTTCACGTGGAGAGGGACGCTCAAACGTTCATCTCAGACCGGGGCGGCCGGAGGCCAGGTTGACACCATCAGAATATAACGCATCCAAGTTCGAGAGCGGAGACCTCACGGGAGGAATGATCGCGGCACTCGTCGAGCGATTCCAGGAAGAGATGGGTCTCGCAGTCGATGGCAAGTGCGGGCCCATCACGAGGGCAGCGCTGCTTTCTCCTGCCGACCCACCCGACGACGTCTCAGAACTCGCATTTGGCGCTCTTCGTATAGCCATAGAAAGCATCGGCAAGGGCGAGGAGGGGGGCAACAACTCTGGCGTGTTTGTCGAGATGCTCCACCAGAAGCACTTCGATGGCAACAATGATGACGACGGGGCCTGGTGTGCCGCTTTCATGTCACACTGCTTTGAAGAGAGCTGCTCTCGCCTCGATGTGGAGATGCCGTTCCTTCGCAGTGGGGGGGCAAAGAAGCTCTTCAGGCACGCATGGACAGCAGGGAGGTTATTGGAGGGGGGAACCACGGGCGTCGAGCGACTTGTCCTTCCTGGTGATCTCGTGTGCTGGCATCGCGGAGATCCAACGGGCTGGATGGGTCACATTGGAATCGTTGAGCGAACGGAGGGGGAACTGTTCTTCACCATCGAGGGCAACGTCGGCCGATACCCCTCCAAGGTTCGTCGATTCAGGCACACATTCGACGAGCCGAGGCTCATCGGCTTCGCCCGAGTCTAATCCCCTCTCGGAAGTATTACATGCTGTATAACCGGCTTCCGAAGCGTTTCTGAGAAAACGAGAAGCGCACTAGGGGCCGTGGCGGGGCCGGCGGCGCTGCCACGGTTGAAGTGGACACGCCCCTTGATGAAGCGTATCTCGGCAGCGCGGCTCGCATACAAGTGCCACCACCTGGTGTCGGTGCGAGCGAAGATTAGCACGACTACCGTGCAACCGCGCAGAGAGGTGAGATAGGCCTTCTTTACCCAGTCAAGCACACCCCTACCGTATGGGGGGTTGACCCAGATGGTCGAGCCCCGAGTTTCCCAGTCAACGGTCATGGCGTCCTCGTCTGGGGAGATAAAGTCATCGCAGGTTGCGTTGCTTGCCGTGGCGCACGCATCGAGGTCGAAGCCAAACTCAGCGTCTAGCGCCTCGAAGAGGGTCGAGGGGGTGGCCCAGTCACCGCTACCCTCGATGCCGGTCGAGGAGAACAGCTGCTCACGGTTCCAGGAGGTCTTAGACATCGAGCCACTCGGGGTGGGAGAGATACCAGTGAACGCACCGCTCAAGGCTTGCGTCAAAGGCGACCGGTGGCCGCCATGACAGTGCCGCCATCCTAGAGCCGTCGAGGGCATACCGCAGGTCGTGCCCCGGTCGAGTGCTGTGAGCGTCTACCAGGTTGTACTTGAGGGGCTTGCCGACGATTGTAGCGATGCGCTTAGCTAGCGCGAGGTTGTCCAGCTCTACCTCGCCAACCACGTTATAGCGGTCGGGCCTGTCAGCGTATGGGGGCTCGCGAAGTGGAGATTCATAGGCGCTTGGCCTCCCCATGGTGAGGAGGTGCAGACACGCAGATGCGTGGTTGCGTGCATGCAAATAGTGGCGAGACCCGATCACGCCGCCCTGGCTGTGGATGTCGACCGTCTCTTCATTCAACACCCTCTTAATCACCATGGGCACGTACTTGTCTGCCCCTTGCCGTTCACCGATGTTGTTCATTGTGTTTGTGAGGATGACGGGGACGCCATATGTACGCCAATAGGAGATGGCTATCGCCTCTTGCGCGGCCTTCGATGCTGCATACGGATTGCTCGGGATGATGGGCTCCCACTCGCGGTGACGGTGGGAGAGGGGCGCAGGGCCATATACTTCATCAGTCGAAATTTGGATGACGCAAGCAGGATTACAACTCCGGGCAAGCTCCATGACGGAGAGGGTCACCGACACGTTGTTCTCAATCACCTGCCGAGGCTCTCGGATCGACCTATCGACATTGGAATCGGCGGCGAAGTGGATGATGAAGTCGATGGACCCCAGACGGTCGAGGAGCACATTGCTAAGCGGGGCAGTGAGGTCATGTGTAAAGAACGACAACCGGCCTCGATGGCGTTGAACGTGGGCGCTGTCTGATAGGCGCTCTGGGACCCCGTCGTGCCGCCATGAGGCAAGACACAGAATCTCCCAGTCTGTGTTGATAAGAAGGTGCTCGACGCAGTGCGAGCCTATGAACCCATCGGGCCCCGTAACAAGACACCGCATGGCTAAGCCTTTCCAGACAGGTAGTCGGCACAAATAAGCTCGACGGCTCGCCCCTCCTGCATGTCGAGGTCTTCAGCCTCCTCTCTCATGACCCTAATGGCAGCATCCACAATCTCTCGCTGCCCCTCGGTCAACCGAAGAGGGTGCCCCATTTTGAGAGGCTCTGCGATATGATCCATCGGGGTCTCACCAGTATCGACGAGCGCCAGGACCTCCGCGTCTGTCCATCCAAGTTCGTGGACATCGAACTCGTCAGCAACCTGGGACAGCTGCTCATGGAGTTCGTAGGTATCCCAGTCGGCCAGCTCAGCCGTCCGGTTGTCGGTGATTGCGTAGGCTGTGGCAGCGCTTTGTGGGCCAGTAAAGACGGATACGGCTATCTCGTCCCACCCCAAGCGCTTGGCGGCTGCCAGGGTGGCGTTACCGGCGATTATGGTGCCGTCTGGGAGGGCGACCACAGGCTTCTGCTGGCCAAACTGCTTAAGGCTGTTCATTACAGACTTAATGTTTCGCTCCGAGTGGGTGCGAACATTCTTAGGATCTGGAGAGAAGTCGCCTATGGGCTTTCCAAGGTGTTGAAGTGAAGCCTCTATCATGGCTCTGGGACTACCACGGGGGTAGCCTCTGAGCAATCGCTCCATCGCCGCTCAATGAAGTTCGCACCAGCCCTAACGGCCTGGGCTCTCTCCTCTGCGGACTTATAGCGCGTAGGCTTAAGTTGCACAGTCAGCAACTCCAACGCCTCAACACCCGAAACGCCTCGACGGGTCCGGCCGCGACTGTGGGCCCCGAGGTCCTCCCCACGGTCCAATGCGTTCTTAAACGCCGACCAGTTCATACCTAGTCCCGTATAGACTTCCCTCACGCTCGTCGGCCCCACAAACCTCTTTAAGATGTCTATGATCTCTTTGTTAATTCGGATGATCTCATAGACATCTTCCAAGGTGATCAAGTCATTATCATTGCTCATCGGAACTCCCTATCAATCCACATCGGACAAGTAATGGAGAGCCCCAGCTCTCCGTCTTCCAGGGCCTGCTCCTGGATATGTGTTAAGTCGTTCGACACACGGCCCTCATCAATAAGGGCACACGTGGTAAAGACCTCAGCCAGACTGCCCCGCACGCCATGAGTCTCATGCTCAACACGGCAATACCCACACGTATCACACCGACCGGGATTCATTGATCCCCCCACAGGCTGGGCTGTGCAGAAGCCGAGCCGGGAGACACTCGCCGCAGCTCAGCCTTCAGGCCAGCAACCTCAGCACGGAGGCGCTGGATCTCGCCGCTCATCTCTTCCCTGGTAACAGTCCTGGCTTGGGGCCTGTCGACAGACATGGCCCCTACGGGGCCAGGCCCCCAGACGACAGACCTTCGGCCAGACACTCGGCAAGGCCTGTGACCCTGCTCCACAATCAGACCCTCTCTCGCAAGCTCCGAAAGGCGCTTGTGCGCCGACTGAGAAGAGAGGCTCTCGTTAAGCTCCCTGCCAGTATGTCCACCTCGCTCTATAAGGTGGCGAAACACCAGAGCCCTGGTCTCTGGAAGACTTCTTAACACTTCCCTATACGCATCAATTGAAGACCACCGCAAAACACACCCCCAAAAGCTGAGGCACCAGAACGCCTAATGCCTACATCACTTGTATCGCAGTGCTTAACATAAAGTCAAGTGATTGTTCGGTGGGGACGACGCTGTGTAGTAGAGGAGGGGCCCACAGGGGCTAGTGAATGGTCTTATCTTTCAGGATCTGTTCGGCAATGAACGCCGTGAACTCGGTGACCGAGGCCTCGTCGTCGGTCCTGACAGTGCCAGCCAGGACATCAAGGCCCGCCATGAGTGGCGCGAGGTAGTCCAATATGAGGCGGGCAGTCGCACACTCTGCGCCGCCTTCGGCCATGGAGGAGGCCACCTCAACCTGCGAAACGGCATGAGCCGCAGCGAGGCACTGGGGGTGGAGCGGTATCAGCTCCTCGTGCGCACCTGTGGCGCTTTCGACAGTAATCCTTATCTGCATGATGTCTGTGGTCCTTACCGTATAGGTGGGGTTCCCCCAATAGCCATTATGAACAGGTCGGCCAGATACTGCGTCATCAGTTGTTGTTTTCTGAGCGCAGCGGCTAACTTAGCTTTGTCCTCCTCCATCTCGGAGAGGGTCTTGCGGAACCCGTCACGCTGGGCGTCCGCATCTGCCATGGCGTCATCCTTCTCACGCGAGAGCTGTTCGAGCAGATAGAACAGCTTATGGGTTCGGTTCATTTCCGCCCACTGGGGCGGGGAATCGCCACCCACAGACACGCCCTCTGAGTGGTACGATGCTGCGCTCATTGCCTCTGCCTCGAATAAGTCGAAGTCATTGCCATCTAAGGCGGCAGCTACCGCCTCGGGGAAATGCACTGTGAGCTTCTTCTCTGTTGCCATGATGTCTCCTTGTCAGATTGACGTATGTTGTCCTGTTGTTGTGTAGATGCGCCCCACCCCTGAGATGGGCTTATAGGCGCACTGATGGAGGGCGGCCTTGATTACGGGCGCGGCGTCTCCTTCCCATAGCACTGCCCGCCTCGATGCGGACGCCCGATTAGCGGTGGCCGAGTCGTTGGTGACATAAACAGAGATCTGAGCAGTTCGACACACGCAGCCGCGCCAATGTTTGGTGGCGGCATCGAATGCTTCTGGGTCGTTTGTCTCGACACCAACAACGCACCGGCCCCTGACGGCACCACCCCACGGCACCACGTGTCGCTTGGCGTAGCCGGGTGGCTCATACATGCCATCCAGAACGAGGACGTCTACTTCCCGCGCCTTGCGGAGCAGGAGATCTAGTCGGTAGTCTGTGGCCTCTTCAAGCTCCTCTATACGGTCGCGATAGTGAGACGGGGGGGAGACAACGGTTTCACCGGCCGCCTCCAGAAGCGCGGCGAGACCAATGGAGTCGCCCGTCAGGAACCACTTCATGGATAGCTCTCCTCATCGAAGACGAACGAGAGCACCTCTGCGCCCTCCTCGTCCAGCGTCTCAATAAGGGGTTCGCCTACGACTTCGCAGGGGGCCCCGCACTCATCGCAACACCCGGCCTGCGACTGAACGTGATCACACTCGAAGCAGAGGTAGTCTCCCGTTTTCATTGGTTTCTCCCGCAGAATGTCATTAGTCCATAATAGGCAAGGAGGGCCCCGTCCGCTATACCGTCGTGAGGCTTCGTCCTTCTGCCTGGAGTAAGGTCTAGTGACGGGAACAGTCGTCTGGCGGCAGCCACGTTCCTAGCCTTCCCCAAGCCCGGTACCCCAGCGAGGGCTTTTTTTGTCCAGGCACTCGGGAGCGGCGTGACATATCGAAGGCCAACACAGACGCACGTCGCCCTCAAGGCCCCAAAGGAAGACCCAAGGGTGAAGATGCTGCTACGACCCTGGGCAGGCATGGCGTGCTGCCTCTCCAGAACGACAGCGTCGGCGTGGGCCCCAAGGAACGACTTGACGGTGGCAACGTCTAGCTCTTTGCCGTCGTAGGGCATCAGGAGAACCTCGCCCACCTCCAGGGTCTCGGAATCAATCGTGACGATTGCCCCGGACTTTCCGGGGTCGATGCCGGCTATTCGCATGTCTCGGCCGGTGGGTGAAGCCCCTCGAAATTAACGGGGTCCGTATAGGTGAGTTCCACCCTATTGGCCTCCCTGCCATATGAGGTGGGCTCACTAATCGAGACGCCCATCCCTCGGTCACGGCACGCCACGCCGAGAAGAACAGACCACCCGTCAGGGTGGCTTATCCTAATCGTGTGGTCGTCACCCTCTGACAGAAAGACCGAGATGGCGCACCGAGAAGATTCAGAGATTCCGCAGATGTTGAATGAGCTGGGCATCCTAGTTCCCCCAGCCCCCACCACCCTGGCCCCCGTTGCCCCCGTTGCCGCCGTTGCCCCAGCCGCCTCCGCTTGGCCCATCGGCCTTGTCTCCGACCCGCTTGACGGGCATCACGCTCGTCAGGTTGAACTGTACGGTAGCGCTCGCGACCCCGTCTTGTTTCGCGTAAGCGTATACCCCCGACATCGACCCAGAAACGAAGACGGTGTCCCCCTTTACGAGGTTGTGCTCACGGACCTCCTCCGCAAGTCGCTCCCAACACGTGCCCTCGCACCAGGCATACGTGTCCTTCCGGCAGTAGACGGACATGGGTAGCTTGAGAATGTTCTTACCGTTGATCTCTTTGGTCTCCGGGTCGCGTGAGATCTTTCCGTAGAATGCTGCGATGAACTTGGGTGAAAATGCCATGTCTATACTCTCCAGTTGTTGTCGGCCTTCTCGGCGTTTACGATGAAATCTTGTAATGTCTTGAGGTCACCAGGGCTCAGGTCGTTGAGCTTCGAATCCCGCTGCTTCTTGACGAAGTCGTGTACGTCGGAGATCTTCACCCCGAGACTATACATACAGTCGATGAAGCCATCGACGCCAAAGGCGTCGTCACTCTCTTGGCTCTCTGCCTCCAGCCCTGGAGCCGGGGCGTCGTCTAGGGATGAATCATCTTCAGCGCCCTCGTATATGTGGAGCCCCAGGCCAAGAAAGGCGAGGCACTTCACCTGTGACCGGCGACGAGCCTTATTGATTGCAAATGCGTCTGGGTTCTTGATGGCCCGGTTGTTCGAGTCGATGACCGGATATGTGTGCTCCATGGGCTCATCGCCGGGGACGGTGATTACCGTGGTAACGCTCGCGCTACCGTCCCTGTAGTACATCACGTCCAGCTCAGACCCGTCTGCCTGGCGGAACATCTTCTCGTAGATTCGGGTTCCTGGGAAGTGGTCCTGAATCAGACGCCACGCAGATTGCCACCGAAGGTAGTTATATCGGCCCTTTTGCTCGACTTGGTTTTCCTCGAATACGCGGAGGATGGACAGGGCGCTCCACACTGTTGTTTCCTCCACTGGGCCTTCTCTGGGCTCCATCGTCACAAAGTCGTCAGACATTTTGCACCCCCGCCTTCTTTGCTCTCTCCATTGCTCTCTCCTTTGGCTTTCGTGATGGAGACCCCTATCGATGGTCCTCCAGGCCTTTTGTAAAGCTCCCAAAGCTCCGGTCGCTCACTCCGAAACCTCGCAGAATCAAACCTTCTTGTTCCCTCCCTATGCTTTATCATCACCACAGACTGGCCCGTTTCGGCACCAGCGTGGTTCATTAGGAGGCTCCTCAGCTCATTGTCGAGTCGGCTAACCTCATCGCCGTGGGCTTTCGCCTCCTTCGTCGCGCCTTTCTTCCTGTCGGCAGCCGCCTTTCTCTGGTTTAGGGCCTCCACCACCGAGCCATATAGTTCCGGCTCGTCATCTTCCAGAAGCATTGCGGGACCGGCCCCCTCGGCGGCCTCGCCACGAGCCTCCATTAGGCCCATAGAACACTCGTCGCTGCCGTCAGTTGGCGGAAGGCGGCGGTTTACTACGTGTTCTCTGTACCATGTGGCGAGCCGGGGCAGCTCATCAGCCTCATACCGGGACGCTGACACGTAGTCTGACATCCCCACCTCTCCGGCCCTGCGAATCTGAACGTCGTATCCAGCGAGGGCCTCAGCGACAGCGTTGGGCCCCGCCGCATCGAGCAGCCTTACGAGAGCCCTAAAGTCCGAGTCATGGGCCTGCAGGACAATAAGGTAGTGTTCAGTCAGGCAGCCGTCATCAGGCAACTTTCCTTGGTCTCGAAGATGTCGAGACAGGACGCAAGAGTAGTGCGCGACCTGCGTCCAATAGTCTTCTCTCGACCAGTCCAGCTCCTCCCACCTGCTGTCGTATGTCTTAATTTCAGCAATCCCTACAGGCCGACCTCGGCCGTCGTAGACCAGCCGGTCTATCGTCGCGTGGATGGACGGGTGCGCCGGGTCGTATGTTACGCCGCGACCCCACAGCTCCCCCAGCTGTCGACTACCATCGGCAAACGGGCCCATTTGCGCGGCCCGTAGCGCAACCGGTGCCTCTAGGACTATCCCCCTGTGCATCGCGAACGTCGTCTCCTTGCGGGGGTCAAGACCGAGGAGCTTTCGGTACGCCTTGTGCGGGCCGCCATACTTGCTCTTTCCCAAGATCATGGTCGCCGTTGTTCCACCGATAGTGTCGGTGGGTGGAGACATCCTGGTTTCGTCAACCCTCATTGAGCTTTACCCTCCCAAGCTCTGCTCCACCAATAAGAGCCTCTGCGGCGCTCTCTGCAGCGCCGAGCAGGACAGAGGGTGTAACGCCTAGACCAACGGCCGCCTCCGTGATGGCCGATACGGGGGAGTCCGTTGACAGCCCTCGCCACCAGGCATAGCTTCGGTGGCCGCCGTCGACCAGGTAGGCCCGGTGGAACTCAGACATTGATGCGTAGCCTAAAGCGGCTACCCTTATCCTGACCCGTCTTTCTATGGGGTCTAGCTCGACTGTTCTCATCTCGACCTCCTTCGTTGTAACAAAAACGGTACTACCAATTATCACAGAAAGAAATATATTTTATTGGTATGGCTAAAAAAACTTCGCTCTGCTAACAATATAGCGACCAGTCTCGGGGGCACAAGATGTCGATGGATCAGACGTATCAGGAGTTCGAGCGCCAGATTTTGGGCATGGCGCTGCAGGGTGAGGACTTGACGCGGTTCGTCTCTCTCCCGCCTGATGCGTGGGGGGTTCAGGCACACAAGCAAATCCACGATGCTATCTGTACGGTTTTTCTGGCGGGCGGTCGCGTAGACGAGGTCGAGGTCCTCAAGACGCTTGGCGTGAGCGGGGTGGCAGACGTCGGCCTAGAAGACCTCATGGGCCTGACGCGGCACTGGGTTCCCACTGGCCAGCTCCCCATCCTTTGCGACCAACTGGCAGAGCAGGCCAGCCACCGACGAGTCATTAGCGCAGTCCATAGCGCGGTCGGCCTTGCACAGGGCGCGGGTAGCGCCGTTGAGGCGAAGCAGTGCGCCATCGGCCGAATCCTCAGCCTTGAAGAGGTAAAGACTGAGGATCGGGTCTTCAAGATATCCCAATCTCTAGACGAGCTGCGGAAGCTGTCTCTTGACGCCTTCAACCGTACAGACGAGGAAAAGCGTCGTCCCCAAGGGATAACCTCTGGCCTCCGCGCTCTCGACATGGTCCTGGGCGGGTTCCTCCACGGGGCCACATACATTCTCGGTGCAGCGACAGGGCGCGGCAAGAGCGTGCTCGGCCTGCAGTGGGCGATGGCGGCGGCCACGGACCGGAAGAGGGTCCTCTATGTCTCCCTCGAAATGTCTCATGTTGATCTGGTTAGACGTGCAGTCTCTGCCAAGTCTGGCGTCAACCCCAGCGACATTCAGAGCGGCACCCTTTCTTCGGGAGACCTGGAGCTTATGACGGACGCCTTCGCACAGCTACTTCGTCTCAACGAATATCTTACTATCTATGATCAGCCAGCCCTAAGCCTATATCAGCTCGCCGCCACCGTTCGGCAGATGGCTCAAGGCGATGGGATAGACATGATGATCGTGGACTATCTGCAACTCCTTCGGACAGACCAGACGTACTCTCGGGAACGAGAGGTTGCGACGGTCTCAGCTGGCCTGGTCGCCATCGCAAGGACAAACAACATACCCGTCATCGCCATCTCGCAACTCAATGAAGATGGGAGGATACGGGAGAGTCGGGCAGTAGAGCACGACGCCTCCGCCGTGATGAAGATAGACTACTCAGAGGGGGCATGGAAAGAGGGGTCTGGGCCCATAGAGTGCGATCTCGCCGTGATAAAACACCGACATGGCAGGACGGGGCGAGTACCCCTGACCTTTGAGCGGTCCAAGCAAAGGTTCGAGGAGCGTTTATACGGCTCGTTCTGAGTCCGTGTGGCCAAAATAAGGCGAGAAACTCGATAATCGGCTAATCTTTTGGTGGGCACACACACAGAACTGACAGAGGAGCGGGCATGTCACCACCATGGCTAGCCTCCGAGCTGGTATCCAGCTGCGGAGCCGAAATCACGAAATGGCAAGTCGAGGGGATGGGGCGACGTAAGATCGCCCAGCTCATCGAGGATAAAACGAGGCGTCGATGTACGGAGCATGCGGTGCGTGCAGCGATTACCCTGTTATCGTCACAGATTAGACCACAGAATGCCGCCCCGAGAATCCAGATAGTAGACGCGAGCGAGCCTATTGACGAGATACCAATCGAAGACCTGATCCAGCGTAGAGTGGAGGCGGCACTCCGAAAGAGAAGCAAGGCCGGAATCCACACAAAGACACTCGTACTCCCTGTCGAGCCGACCGGTATCATGATCTTTGGCGACCCACATGTGGACAACGAGGGGTGCGACTGGGGCTCGCTTCGATCTCATGTCGAGCTTGCCGCGAGCACGGAAGGCGTCCTCGCCAGCTGCGTGGGCGACATGTCTGATAATTGGGTTGGGAGGCTGGCCCGCATTTATTCAGAAGCCTCGATTACTGCGGAGAACGGGTGGAGGCTGTCGGAGTGGATGTTTCAGCAGCTGGATTGGATCGCTGTCGTTGGCGGTAACCACGACGCATGGGCCAACGGCCCAGGCGTGGACCCAATGGCGTGGCTGTCAAAGCAGACGCGGGTTATGTGCTATGCGCCTGACGAGATCAGGATAACGCTGACGTGGAAGGATGAGCCAGAGCTAGAGCCCATCACTTGGATACTCCGACACGACTTCGGCGGTAGGTCGTGGTACCACCCGACACACGGCCCGAATAAAGAAGCCATGCTGGACGGGCGTTGTAACTTACTGACCGCTGGGCATATCCACCAGTGGGGCCAGCTCACGACGGAACAGAGGCATGGCCGAATCACGCACGCCCTCAGAGTTCGAGGGTACAAGCGGAGCGACACCTATGCTCGAACCAGGGGCTTCTATGAGCAGGAGTACGGTGAAAGCGTCCTCGTCATCATCGACCCCAGGGCTTCTGGGCCTGGACGAATAACCGTCCACTGGGATCTCCACAAGGGGTGTGACCACCTCACGTGGCTTAGATCACGCGCAGCGTAGTTGACGGCTCCTCAGTTACGGCCTACCCTTGTGTCATGGAAGACACTACAGACACTACAGACATCGCAGTAAAGAAGAAGAAGAAGCGAAAGCGGGCACCGCGTGGCCACACCGCAGAAGTGGAGTACCGTATCGACATGGCCGAGCAGTTGCTGTTGCAGGGCCTCACCCACAACCAGTCCCAAAAGGTCCTCAAGGAACAGTTCAACGTATGCAGGCGAACGTCTGCTCGATACGTAAGCGCCGCCTACGCCCGCTGGAAAGAGGCCGCAGCCGTGGAGAACAATCGCTCCGTCAACGAGCGGCGCAAGGAACACGAGTGGATGATCAGGCGCATCGTGACCAAGGCGGGGAAGGAGAACCGGCTCGACCTACAGCTCAAGGCGGTAGACATGCTCATGCGGCTATACGGCACCCCTACAAACTCCAGGCTTGAAGTGACGGGACGGGACGGCGGCCCCATCCAGTATGCCCAGATGACAACCGAGGAGCTGGAGAGGTTAATCCTGGATGCAGACGTTACAATCGAAGCTCTCACCTGACAAGATAGCGGCAGTTCACGAGCTGGCTCGTCGAAGACTTTCAGAATCATTACACGCCTTTATGAAGGCTGCCTGGAAAGAGGTGGAGCCAGAGACTGAGTTCGTCGATGGCTGGCATCTAGAGTGTATCTGTGAGCACCTGGAGGCGGTAACGAAGGGCCACCTACGGAACCTGGTCATCAACATGCCGCCAAGGCACTGCAAGAGCCTTTTATGCGGCACCTTCTGGCCAGCCTGGGTCTGGGCAAGAACCCCAAGCAAGAAATGGCTGTGTTCTTCCTATTCATTCGGGCTCGCTGTAAGAGACAGTCTCCGCATGAGGCGGCTAGTGGAGGGACGATGGTACCGGGCAAGATTTGATGACTTCCGCCTACGGGCCGACCAGAATCAGAAAGGAAGATTCGAGAACGAGAGCGGGGGCTACCGCATAGCAACAACAGTTCTCGGAGCAGCAACAGGGGAGGGGGGAGACTACATCGTGGTCGACGACGCCCACAAAGTTTTGGAGGCGCAGTCAGACCGAGCAAGGAACGCCGTCATTGAGTGGTGGGATCAGACTATGAGCACTCGTGGGAACGATCCCAAGACTGTAGCCAGGGTCGTGGTCGGCCAGCGCGTTCACGAGGACGACCTCTGCGGCCACCTTCGAGAGCGTGGAGACTACGAGCACCTCATCTTGCCCGCAGAATGGGACGGTCAGATTAGGAAGACTTCTATCGGGTGGCGGGACCCCAGGTCCGAGCAGGGCGACCTCCTCTGGGAGGCCCGGTTTGGAAGGCCGGAAATCGACGAGATAAAGAGGGCCCTCGGTAGCTTTGCCTCAGCGGCACAGTTGCAGCAGGCCCCGACACCGCAAGAGGGCGGGATGATAAAGGGTGGATGGTTCCACTACTACGACGTGGTGCCGAGGTGCACGCGGGTCATTCAATCGTGGGACACTGCGTTCAAGGCAGGGGTCGGGTCATATGTTTGTGGACAGGCTTGGGGGATCCATCAAGGGAACTACTATTTGCTGGACCAGGAGCGCGGCCGGTGGGGATTTACGGACACCCTTCGCGCCATAGAGAGGATGTGCTCAAGGCATCCAGACTGCATTGAGGTGCTCGTGGAAGACGCGGCGAACGGCCCAGCCATTATCGATTCCCTCCGTGGCCGAGTAAATGGGATTATCCCCATCAGGCCAGACGGCTCAAAGCAGGCAAGGCTCTCGGCGGTGAGCCCGCTTTTCGAGAGCGGACAGGTCTTCATCCCACGCAACGCCCCGTGGCTCATCGACTACGAGATAGAGATGACGCAGTTCCCGATGGCTAAACATGATGACCAGGTCGACGCTACAAGCATGGCCCTTCGCCGCCTCTCAAGGGGCGGCGGGATGAGCATCCTCTTCCCGCGACGAAAGATTATCCGCTAAATCTCTGGACGTAAGCTGTCTGGCTGGCTCGCCATGGGCCAGTGGGTGGCCATGGGCGTGCTGCGAGTGTATATTGGGCATATACCTGATCCGGCACACCGGGGAGACCAATGCCAGAGCAAAAAACCTCAGATTCTCCGCTAGCTAGACGAATCTCAGACAAGGTGATGCGACTTTTTCGGGGGTCTCCCGAGATAATCGCAGCAGAGTATGGGGGGCGTCGTGACATTGCTTGGTCTAAGACCACCGCTGGCGACACCCAGGCCGAGCGCAAGGCACGTCGTGCGAGGGGCCGTCTCCGCAACACGGCGCAGCCCAGCTTCGATCTTTCGAGGCGGAAAAGGTACAGCGACTATAGAGAGATGCTCGACGAGGTCCCGGAGCTGGCGACCGCCCTCCAGGTGCTAACCGACTTTGTTTTCGGTGGCGGCTCTGATTCGGTGAGGCTGGAGTTTTCAGACGAGGCAACCAGCGGCAGCCGCGACATCATGAAATCTGCATGGCGAGACATTGGGGGAAGCGCGTTTTTCGTTGAGGCGTTCAGAGAGGGGACATGTCTCGGGGATTCCTTCACCGAGCTTATCTACTCGAAGGCGGGCCTTATTGCAGAGCGGCCCCTCGATGCCGCATTGACAGAGGTCAAGACTAACAGCTTCTCCCAGGTGGAGTCGTTCTGCGTCTTGCCTCCTGGAGGCTCAGCCTCGCAGGGGCGTGGCTCAGGGTTCTCACTAACGCCCCTCCAGGTTCTCCATTATGCGCCAGACAAGCAGCGTGGCCACAGATACGGAAGGTCCATGTGGTCGAGCGCCAGAAAGCTCTGGCGACAATCCGAGGCTACAGAAGACGTGATGTCTCTTCTCTCTATCCTGCAGGCTTCGGCCAGGAAGAGTGTTGCGTACCCGCTTCCCTCCAACATTCGGCCAGACCAGGTCGATGAGTTCCTCAGCTCCCTAAAGGGGGAGTCCTGGTCCTCCCAGGTGTTCGACAGGGACGGCAAGATGCGGCGCAGGATCACGTCTCTCCTCGCCATGGACGATCTCGTGTATCCATACCGGGAGGGAAGCGAGCCTCCGACATTTCACAACGAGCCGCCCGCTGACCTTACGCAGCTCACCGAGGTGCTGAGATATCTGCAGGAGCGATACTTCATCGCTGCTGGTGTTCCTGCGGCCCTCTGCGGGTACGAAAGAAACGTGAACTCCAGGGCCACCCTTGAGCAGCAGGGCCTGCAGTTTGTTCGGACGGTCCAGCGAAAGCAGCAGGAGGTGGCCCAGATGGTAACCTCTGTGATGCTGCGCGCTCAGGCTGCGGCCGGTCTACACCCGAAGATGGACTTTACTGTGTCGATGCCTTCAGTCTCGACGTTCGATGAGAAGCTCCGAGCCGAAGTAAACCGCATCAACGCAGAGACCGCGAAGATCCTCGGTGTCGATGTGGGAATCAATATGAGGTACGTCTTATCGGACACGCTTGGCCTGAGCGACGACGAAGTGAACATGGTGCTCGAATCCGCAGAGCTGGCCAGGCTGAGCCGGGAGCCAGCAGACATTGAGACCACAACCAGGCTGCTCGGGGAACACGTCATTGGCGATGTGGTGGAATCGATTGCAGACCTGGTGTCATCGGGCCGTAAAAATGCCTATGGCCTCCTTCCATGACGCCCGCCGCACGAAAACGGGCGGCTACAGAGATCAGACGACTTGCAGCCCGAATATCTGAGGGCGTCCCTCTCTTCGAGACAACGCGAAACGCTCCGAGGAAAATAGCCTCGGCCTCCGATTCCTTCAAGAGAGAATGGTTCAAGGCGCTTCAGGAGTTTGACGACGTACAGAGGGCGTCTTCATCGATGTCTCCCAGCGCTCGTGCTGCGCGCCTCAGCGCGGCGAGAACAAAGCTAGAAGACAGCTGGAGGGCAACCATCCGTCGTGGGTATGAGCGCTCGTTTAGATTGGGATACGGGGCAAGGGGAAGGGCAGGCGCGACACGCCTCACCACACTGCAGATTGCTCAGCTAGATCCATCCTTCGAGAGCATGGTGAGGTCCCAGGCAGAGTACGCTGCACGCTTTGCGAGAGAGTATGCGTCTGGTGCACTCCAGGCGCGAGGAAGGATGGGGGTGGGCCCACGCTCTACGATGTACGCGAACTCCCTCAAGGCTGGATTCGGGGCTGGCGCTGTGGCTGGTGGGACGAGGGGGGAAAGAATCGACTGGAAGCTCGGGGCCTGTGACCATTGCCCAGACTGCCCGCTACTGGCGGCCAGCGGGCCGTTCACCAAAAACACGCTTCCGACATACCCCGGCGCAGGTAAAACGGTCTGTGCTACCAACTGTTGTTGCCACCTGGTCTTTCGACCAGGCCCGAGGACGGCGGCCGATGTAGATGCGCCCCCTGGGGCAGTGTCGGCCTTCATCGATCCATCAATGCAGTTCCCGTCTGGATATGAGCTGGCGACTGCGGAAGACGTGGCCTTTCTCCGGGACCTTGAGCTTCGTAGGAACTTCGCAAGGCGCAAGATAGCGGAGCTTCCACCCGGAAGGGACAGGGACAAGTGGATGGGTGTCCGTAGTGAGCTTCAGGGCACGATGAATGACTACCGTCGAGACAGGGGGATCCGTTGGACGCCGCGATTTAGTGTCGGTGACGCACTGACCAGCACCGACATCGCCCTGAAAGACGTGGAGGACATCTTCCTGCGCGGCCTCGACGGTTCAACCATCTCACGGGCAGACCTAAAGCTCGTCAACGATCTGGTAAGACAGTCGAACGACGCTCTGATGGGAGCACTGGGGAGGATGGGGATACCCCCCGCAAGCCCCGCCGTCCCGACAGGTGCGGCCGTGTTGAAAATCAAGACCCAGGCTGCCGACCCAGACGACGGAGCCGAAGACGACTTTGCCTCCACCCTCAAGGTGGACGAGTCAGCAAGGAGGAGGGAGTCTAAGTCCGCAGCCCTTCTCGAAGATGAAAGGCACCCGACAGCCGCCCCGAGGTGGACTGTGAACCTTGTGGGAATGGGGCTCTTAGCCTCGTTCGCGGTTCACCTTGCCCTCCTCAAGACCTTGCGCGGTCCAGGGGCCCCCTACTTCGTAGAGCTAGCCCCACTTGATGTTGACTGGCCCCTTATCGTGTCGGCCTCTGGAAGCTGGGTTCGGGGCGACGGTGGAGAGGTGAGGAGGCTATTGGAAGACGCGGGGATCGAATACATGGCGGCCCCATGGGTGGGCCCATGATCCGACTTATTCTTTGGCTGTCAGGCTGGAGGGTGTTCACGCACAGGGGCGTCCGCATCTGCCAGAGAGACATGCTGATTGACCAGTCTGCTGTGTCGGCTGCAATAGAGGCCACAGAGGGCAAGTATTCATGGTGCAAGCCTTCACGGGTCACCATCTACATCGAGCGGGGGCCGTTCGTTGGATACTATGGGGCGTCGGCCACTGGCGAGGTGTGCAGATACGAGAGGTTCGGTCGACGTGCCACTGTCAGAATCTCTTCCACGAGGCTGTACTTCGAGGCGCTGTCATCCCTCTTGAAGGAGCTGGGTCGTGACGATTAAGGGAGATATAGAGCGAGACGTCCGAACGAGGCAGCGTGGCGTGCGCCTGAAGAAAGGTGACCAGTTCTGGCGAGGGCTTGACTTGGTTACGGTCGATAGCGTCACGGCAAAGGAGGTCGTGTTTACGGTCATGAGTACGGGGCGCAAGGAGAAGGTCGAGAGGCGAGACTTTGTGAGCCGTGCGGTCACGAGGGTGCCAGAGCCAACGGGTCAGGCCGCGCCGCTATTGGATAGGGCGTGGGCAATTGTGGGCACAAAGTCCCTGCCGAGAAGCTACAGGATAACGCTCGGAAGAAAGATGATGAAGCTGGCAAGCGAGCCAGCAGAGAAGCAGAAGATCCAGTCATGGGTATACGCCCTTCGCATGGACCGGGAGCCGAAAAGATGAGTAGCCCAAAGACGCAGAAAGACATCACCGGCCGCCGAGGGGCGGCACTTTCGGCAGAGGCTGGCTCTGTCCGCGCCGGCTTCATAAACCGCAAGCCCAAGTCAGGGTTCGGGGAAGAGTACGCGCAGAAGCAGCTGTCCAAGCAGTATCTTGTTAAGGGTCGCCTCTGCGGCGGCGGCAGGGTCTGGGACGTTTTCGAGCTTGATGGTTTTGCTGAGCCCAAGGTCGTGGGTTGCGACTTCGCGTGGCAAGAGGAGGCAATCGCGTATGCCAGAGACAAGTCTCTTGGCAGGATGTGTGTGAGCTTCGGTGGTTTGAGGGGTGTCTTTCGGAGGGGCTCAGGGGGCGTATTGTCTACGGACACGACCATAGAGCTTCCCGGCAAGGCGTCGGTTCCCGTTAAGAGCACGCGGCAAGGGGTGATTGTGGGATGAGCTTTAACGCCTACATTGTTATCGACCTGGATCACGGCCAGCGCGCCGTGTCCACGACAGACCCCGTGACCAAGACGTTCGACGGTACAGAGTTCGCGTTCATCTCGGGAGCATCAGACGTCTCTCTTCCCAGCTCTAAGATCAATCCTGAGAGCGGGCGGGGCTCGTCTGGTGAGGCGTCTGTTAGGCTTTTCGATGACGAGCTAACTCCTGGGGCCCTTCTGAGCACCTATGCCAGAATACAGGGGTGTCGCATGCGTGTGTGGGTGGAGGGAGACGACGCCACGAGCCTCCTCGCTTTCGACGGGGAGGTGAATGGGGTCAAGCATCTAGTCGATGAGGCCTCCATCATCATTGTTGGTGGCCCCGTCCAGAGGAATGTTGAGATCCCGTTTCCCCCTGGGTTCACCCTCGAAGACGGCCGATTCATTGACAGAGAGACCAAGCACATCGAGTTCAGGCGTATTGTGAATGCGGTGTACGAGGACGCAACGGCCACGTTCATCTGGCTCAAAGACAAGATGCAATTCAAGTCACAGTTCGGCACGCCAGACGCCCCGAGCTTCCCGTTTAGCGGGCCGCAGGGCGGCGGCGGGGTTCCAGCGGCGTATGAGACTGAGTATATCCTTGAGAATATTATTCAGATCGATGGGTCCCACGAATACGGGGACATTACGGAGGCGGGCACGTATCTCCACTGGGAGAACTCAGCGAAGAATGACGCAATCCCAGTGATCTATGGACGGTGCATAAACGTGCCGTTAAGGCCGATGGCGCACTACAGGTTGAAGTTCCCCGGCAGAGACATCTCTGGTTCAGGGTTCCATACGAACTACGCGAAGGTATACATCTACATCGTGGCCTGCCACCCCGTGATTGGAGATGACAGGGAGACCGGCGTGCTACTCATGGCGAACAGGCAACCAGGAGGAGGAACGCCAGACTTCTATCTCTCAGCGAGGTGGGGCGACGACCACTTTGTGCCCGCGCCGCTCTCGGCGGCGGTCTCATCATACGAGGGGGGCATTCCGGGGTACACTGTAGGAGACGGCCTGGGCGGGACGGTATCATATGTAACGATACCTGTGCCGTACACCGACGACACCTTTGATAATATTCTCGGGTCTGCGGGGCAGATAGAACAGCTTCACTTGTGGGACGATAGCGGTGCCGGAAGTATCTTTACCGTAAACTGCTCGGGCTATGGAGACTTCGTTCCGGGGGAGGCCCGCGCCCTCATGTGCAAGGGGAAGCCAAAGTCTGGGACAGAGGTGATGAGCGGGCTTGGTGATGTAATCTACGACATGTGGACGACGTTTGGCGCTGGAACGGCAGACGCGGTTGACTGGGAGACCTCGGCCAGGTCTACAAGCAAGCTGAACAGCTACACGTGCGATATGATCGTCAACACGCGCCAGAAGGCTCAGACGATTGACCGCGTTGTGAACTCACGCATGGCCAAGCAGTTCCCGGTTGCCTTTGGCTATCCAAGGGGGAAGCTCGCGTGGACGAGTACCGCACTCCCCACCCAGGCGGGTGGTGGCATTCGCCACTTCGTGTATGGGGAGGACCTACTTGAGCGCACGGCGATCACGGAGACGCCTCGTTCACAGATAGAGAACATCATCACGTACAGCTATGGCCTCGACGGTGAACGCAACGGCAACAGGTTCACGGGAAGGATCGACGAGACAAACAGCAACGTTTGCAGGGCCAGCGCCTCGCGGTGGGGCAAGTCGAGAGAGACGAGGATAGACTTGCCAGATACGCAGGACGCAGTAACGGCTAGCCTTGTTGCTGCTGAGAGGCTGAACCAGAGGGCGGGGGTGAGGATTGCGGTGTCCTACACGTGCACGGACGTGTCAACGACCAGGATCCCCCTTCTAAGCGTCGTATCAATAACAGACGAGCCAGCGGCCTTTGATGAGGAAGAGTTCTTCTTTCTTGGCTATGAGTGGGGGCAAGACCTCACCTCTATCACCTTGGACTTCATCAGCGTTTCAATGGTGTAGGGTCAATGAGGGTAGTCATGTTGACAATGGACGACTACGGAGGCTCTGGCTGGCAGATCTGCGAGGCCGTGAGGCGCACTGGTGGAGCAGAGATGCTTCACATCCGGTCAAGGCCTCACCGCTTTGGCTACCCCACCGACATTGACCTTGATCCACGCAGAAGGGCTTCGATGGTGCGTGCACAGGAGGCCGTAAACGGGGCAGACATTCTCCACTTCAAGGGCGATGATCTCCCATCATCCCGGCCATGGGCGGGCATCACAATCCCCCGAACCACCCCCGCCATCATCACTGTTGGCGGAAGCGGCTTCAGGCGGCGGTTGACGCACGCTGCCCCACACCGTCTCCAGCGGCACCCGATAATGGACTATGTCTCTTATTTCGATTCCCGCGTGGCCCTAACGCCAGACTTGAACTATGAGGATTTCCGGGGCCAGTGGGTTCCGGCCGCAATAGATTGCGACGGGGTTCCACTTACCTTCAAAGCGCCAATAGGCGCAAACGGAAAGCCAAACATTGTCATCGGACACAGCCCGTCAAACCGAAGAAAGAAGGGGACGGATGACGTTCTGGTCCCAGCAGTCGAGACACTTCGACGCGAGGGCTTAAATATAAACCTAAAGATTATCGAGGGGGTTTCTCACGAGGAGTGCGTAGATGCCAAGGTGGGCCTAACAATCTTCTGGGATCAGTGCATTGTTGGTGCCTACGGAAACTCGGCACTTGAGGCGATGCAGTTTGGCATACCGACCATGTGCTGGCTTGCCCCCAAGACACTTGTTCAGGCGCGAGGGCAGTTAGACGGCTGCCCCATAGTAAACTTCGATCCAACGCCAGATGGCTGTGCAGAGGCCATTAGGGGGCTGCTGTCTCAAGACCTTTCTCTTGTGGCCAGGGAGACAAGGCGCTGGACGAGAGAGGTGCATGGCTACGGGGCCGTGGGCGGAAAATACATGGCTCTATACCGAAGCCTGGTTGGCCAGCACTAGGCCCAAGAATGAAAAACTAAGTACGTAAGAAGTTTGGCAACGACCGTAGCACGGAAGTCATACGGCCTCCACCCCTGGCGAGGGGGCCGTGATCTGATACTTCTTACGGATGGGGGTGTCGTCAATGCCAGAAACCCAGGACGGCGGGTGCCACCTGAGCACGAGCTTTCTTTCATGCTTCTCGATGTTGGCACCAAGGTCATCCTTCATCGGGCCAACCCTGTGCCCGTGCCAGTGACCCCTACGAACGTGGGACCGCATCTTTGCATTATCTGCAGACATCATCTCTCGTAGCTCAGCTGACGCGCCTGCCCGTGCTCCAATCTCCACGGTCTTGTATCTGAGTTTCTCATACGTGCGAAGCTCGCGCCTTGCGGCCTTCTCTAGCCGCTTCCTTGCCTTGCCCCCACGCGATGCTTCAGCGCGGCTGAGAAGGGCGCGGTGGCGCTCTAGTGCAGCCTCTGCCTCCTCCACAGAGGAACACTCGACGATGTCGGCCCACCCCGTAGGGGACTGGGCATACAGGATCGTGTTGACGATAATTCTCGTCAGCTTGAAACCGAGATACATACAATCTTCGTGCGAGCGGCCACTGTGATGCGAGCCCATCTCTTGAAGGGCCAAGAGCGCCAGCCGGTCCCGCGTTGGTTCATCATTGAGGGCCCCCTTCACGGCCGCCGCTGTAAGGGAGAAGAACTCTTCGAGGTTGACGGAATGATTGAACAGGGCAGGCATCGGCTTCTCACGAGCGCCCTTCACCCCCACCAACATCACCGCGTCCAGCCATTTGAGGGCCCCCTCCACCTCTTCCTGGTCTATCCCGTGGTGAAGCGCCAGCATTGAGACCCTGTTGCACCGATCTTTGGGCTCCCGACTGTCGGAAAGCACGGGCCGCCCATTTGGGCCCTCCCACCAATCGGACTTGGAGAGGTCATAGAGGAAGTCGTCGAGACCATGGAGGCCCGAAATGCACCCGCTGTGGCGTCTAACGACGTCTAAAAGAGACACCCTTGATCCTTCCGGGGGGAGAGCCTCTACGATACTTGAGGTCAGGGCCCCTGCTTCAAGGGTCACGTAGATGCCCGCTATCGGCCGCCCCTCTCCCCCCGTGCCCTGCGGGTACTTGTACGACAGGCCCGAGCCCGAGAGGTCGAGAAAAAACGTCCCCCATGGCGAGCGCAAGAACGACCTCGGGACACTACGGATTTCTGTCTCAGCGAATGCGCGTGCCATCGTGGGGTTGAGGGAGACAACGGTGAGCCCGTCAGCCTCGAACTGGACCATGTTAGACAGAAGCTGGTGAGCATACATGCTGTCGAGTTCTTCAGCCTCTTCTTCGGGAAGGTGGTCGAACAGCATTATGTCCCTGTCCGCGTCTTTGAATTCGATGGGGCCGTTATACCCGTGCGGTGATATCCTGCCGCCAAGACCGAGGGTCATTGCCTCTAGCCCGGTACATCCGTGGGCGCTGGCCCGCTGCGCGGCAGACGAGCGGACCTTGTCCAAAACGGTGCGAAGGCCGGGACACCGTCGACACGCCAGGTCAAAGTGTGTCTCCATGACCGCTACTCCTTTCGCCTGTAGTAGGCACCTCTATCAGAGAGGCCTGCGCGGTAGCCGCACACATAGCTATAAGAGCCGGGAGGGTATCGGTCTGCGTCCTCTGGCGCATCGCACCCTGCGTCGTAGCCAGCCTCGTAGTCTACGTATTGACCACGCGCCATGTGGTCGTGTGTTCCGGGACCGACGTCCACGACGGAGCCGCCGGTTCCCCACCATGCTCGTGATGGGCCCTCATCCTTCATAAAGCGAATGTAGTCGTTGCACTCGAACTCGTTGTCAGCCACGAAGACAATCTCTTTTCGCTCGTTCTCAACTCCAAAGTATTTCATAGCTACCCTCCGCTCGTGTTATGTTTCCGCGTCGACACCGGGAAAGGTATCGGCGCAATTTCAAACCATTTAATGGGGTTGAATTCCCGGTGTCGACTTTGCGCGTGCCACGTTCATTTCAGAAGACCTAGATGCCTAAGTCCAGTCGGTCGTGGTGCATGGCCGAGGCCTGATTCAGGGCCTCTGCTTGATGTATCTCTGCCTGGAACAGCCGCGCCAGGTGTATGGCGTCTCCAACGCTGTAGACGGGATCCGGTTCCTCCAATCTATCGAGGGTGTCTATGGCCGCCCTTGCCAGCCGAAACAGGACAAAGGCCCGCTCAATTGAGGCCCCCTCTCCCGGCTTTAGGCAACCCCACCACGTGCTCTCCTTCATATGATACAGCTCCTCACTGAATTCCATCTTCGTGCCCACTCTCAGCCTCCTTTAGGTTTAAACTCCCTGAGATAGTGAAACGGCGTCTTCTGCCGAATCTTCCGTATTACGAACCCTTCAATCTGCCTAACCTGCTCACGGTGTATGCCGTGTATTTTGCCTATCTCCGTTAACGTTTGAGGTGGATCGCCCCGAAGTCCGAACCTGCGACTGAGAACATCTTTGGCCCGCTCTCCATAGCGCTCCCCAACAGTGCGGACACACTCACCGACTGCGGCAACCAGCTGACTATGGGCGGCCATTTCAAATGGGTCGCCATATTCATCGCCAGTCATGATTCCCCAGTCGCCCATCTGTTTTGTCAGCTGACTGGCGCTGTCCTCGCTTGCAGGCTCGGTCGTCCGCATATCATGAATGGTGGCCTCCGATAGTTTAGGCTCTCGCTTCACGCCCCCTCCAAAAATCACATACGTAAGAAGTATTGTCCCTCGCATAGGCGCGGATCTTATCAGTAGTCATTTATCCTACTTTGAGCTTGAGAGGGTTGGGACGTCTTGGGGGGGTCTGGTGGCGAGACTACGTGCGACCAATACCCCTGGAACAGGTGTTTTGCTGAACCAACCGGCCTGGCCGACCTCAAGTCGTCTGCGTGTGGCGCAAGGTGCGCTGCCAGATCGATGGCTTTCTTGAGTGCCACCTTTAACGCCTTTATTTCCGTCTCTCTTGGATCCTCTGCGTCCTCTGCGTCCAGGGATTTAATCCCCAGAAGAATGGCCACGCCGGCCACAAAGGATCGAGAACTCTTTTGGTCGTCTGCAATTCGGTCCAGCGTAGAGATCGCCTTCTCGTCGAGCCTAACGCTCACCACCTTTTTTGTCTTCATAGACTTCATGTTATCCCTCCTCCCCACTTAGACCCTCTGCTTCGAGGAATTCTGCCAACCCGTCTGGCCCCCCGACCCGGCCGAGAAACTCGCCATCGGATAGGGCGTCCTGCTGCCTCTTCGTGCAGCGCTCCCAGACACCTTCAATCATCTCCATCATGTCCATGTCTTCCCGCGCCTTCTCGTCACTCATCTCTCACCCCCAATTGCTTTATCATTCCCCCCGTGAACCCTGCAGGCGTCCAGTGTCGACCCCAGGACTTTGCGTCAGACAGTACGGTGCGCCCCTGCCAGACCGCGCACCATCGGACAAGGGTGCGGCCATTACGCTTGATGCGTGCACACTTGAGCGCGTACTCGTCGGGCCGACCCATAAGGTCTAGCTTCTGGGCCACGCGCTCAGCTGTGGCCCGCGTCATCCTATAGTCCTCTGCCTTGATGGCCAGAGCAGGGCCGTCGTCAGCCTTGGCGGCCCTGATGGACAGCGCCCGCTTTAGCTCGGTTATCCGCTCTTGTGCCCCGGCGAGGGCAATGATCCTCTTCGCCCTCGCCGCGCCTTCGCAGTGCTCCAAAGACAAGACGTGCTTTGACACGTCTACCCTTCGCTCCTCCGCCCTTATGCACCCCTCGATTCCAGCCACGGTCAAGTTCAACGCAAGCTCTTCTGCCTTCATTCTCTCTCTCCTCTCTGCCCGTCTCTGTTCTGTGGTCTATTAGTTATCACTCACCCCACCCCCCTCACGGGGTGGGGCTGGACGTCTCTGCCCTTTGCTCCATCCTTACAAGTGGCAGTCCGACCCGCCGCATGATGTACGCATTGGTCATTGGTGAGATGGCGAACTCGACCCTCCAGACAAGGTCTCCCGTGAATTTTGCACGGTGCGTCTTTTGCACAGTGACGTGGCCTTCGCCGCAGGCCCCAAGAATGGACGCAAACGTCCGTGCGTCCTCCTGCCCCCGAAATCTTACCCAGTCGTAGATGCCGTTCTCCCCCATCTTTCGAGCGGCCTCGCGGTAGTTCGCAGTCCGTCGTCGGGCCGCCTTCATCGCGTCGGTCTGCCTTCGCGCTTCTGGATACATGCACTTCATTTCTCACCTCCACCATTATCTTATGTCGATAAACCCAACATAATCAAAACAAAACAACAAGCACATGAATTCATTAACGAAAAATCATGTACGTAAGACTTCTACTTCGTCCCGTAACGAGGCCCCAGACACACCCCCCCCTTCACCCCAAGCGCCGTGCCCATCGACGACGGAATCGTCACCAATCGGCCGTATCGTCTCTCGAACGCTGGCAGAAGCTCCTCACAGCGCTTAATGACGCGCCCCTTCAAAGCATCGTCCCACGTCGCGCCCATGTACTTAGCTTGAGACCTGCACTGATCCTCTTGTGCGCCGTCTACGTGCCCAGCGTGAGGCACAAGACACCCCCATGTGAAGATGAGATCCCTCGCAATCCAGTCTACTTGTCTCGTGTTCAGCCTCTTCATTCCCCTTGCTCCCTCGCGTCTATAGCGAAAAGGATTAGGACAATGGCTCCGATAAACAAGAACGCGAACAGTCCATCACTCATTTCTATCTCCTTCAAAATTCATGTACGTAAGACCCTGGTGGACCCTTCCTAGAAGGAGGGGTCCGAATACTTGTCGTACCCATTGGTCCAGATATTGGCGAAGCTGTGTCCCTTCGGTTTAAAGCGTTTGGCCCTACGTCGCCACGTCGCCGCGCTCACTCGCCCATTCGGGTTGGGGGTGAACTCGTAGCCCTGGCATTCGCTCAGTCCGTTGCTGTCGGTGCGCTTCGCGTTGGCCGCCCTGTAGTAAATGGTCTTGCCACTCTTGGTCCACCCTATGATGGTGATCGGATAGCGGTCGCTTCCTACGCTGTAGCTTCCACCCTGACCAGCGCCGATAGTTTGCCCGTTGGGCAGTGTAATTGTCCCCTGGTTCAACATCATTCTTCTCCACTTCAAAAATCCATGTACGTAAGACCGTAGCAAGGCCTTGTGACGTAAGGGTTTCAAGGAATCGTTACGTCGGGTTGGCCGCCCTAATGATAAAGTTGTGTCCGCTGTCGGGCGTTCGATGCCACCCCTCGGTAGCCTTGAGCCAGATCTTCCCCACCTCTGCTTCGCATTCGGCGGCAATGGCCGTGGGCTCTTCGTATATCCCCCTTCCGAAGTGTTCAGAAATCAGCCTTACCTCACTCTCGGTCCTATCCATCAACCAAGACGAGATTGCGTACAAGCAATACTCTGCACCCTCCTCGTTACTCCAGTCTTGAAGATCGACCTCGAAGGTGAAGCCCTTTTCCTCGATAATGGCAATCATGATTGAAGCCTTGTTAGGCCTGGCCTGTACGTGCCAGACCCCCTGGCATGGGTGTACCCCTCAGAGTGCGCCGCTCTCATTGCTGCAGCCTTTGTCGGTAGCCCAGCGCCGCTTGCGTCCATGTAGTCCAGGTAGTCGCAACAGACAAAGTATCCGCCGATGTCCTCGAATATACGGGCCGTTTTCATTTTTATTCGTCCTCTCATCATCGAACCCCCTCAAAATCCATGTACGTAAGACTTCCTGGGCTTCGTTTATTGTTCCTCGGAAACCCAGAACGTACCGAAGGATACCTCGCCCCCCTCCGTGGAAATGCTTGCAGGCATTTCGCCCTCAAGGTCGCCTATGACGTCATTCATAAAGATTTCCCGCACCTGTTTTTCAATGACGCCTTTTGAACAGCGCTTGTAGACGTTGTCCTCGTCTACATCATCGAGGCCAATATGTTCTGCTAGCGTTTCCGCATACACCTTGAACGACACCTCAACACATAATGTGATTTGCATTAGTCTTCCCCCTCCTCTTCCCTGAAGTCCTCAACCAGTTCGCTGTCCTCGAACGCGAACGAAAGCTCCACAACACACGCAGACCTAAGCCGTGCTGCCTCTATTGCTACTTGGGCCCGTTCATACTCCATACCCCCGTCGATATTGCTTGGGTCATTTGTTACGATATACTTATAGATTATCATTATACTCTCCAAGATTGTTAGACATTCTAACAGAATGCTACGTTTCAAACTTCAAAAATCCATGTACGTAAGACCTTATGATGGTCTCATTACGTGCACCTCAGTGAAGGAGAAAGCCGATTGCATCGCCACCCTTCCTGGTCGTCGCATCGCACATACCGCAATCATTGCAGGTCACTGGTCGGCTTCGGCCATTACGCTCTTTAATCGTGGCCCCGGTTTGACTTGGACATATGGTTATCCGTCTACCCTTGGGAGTTGTGAAGGTTTCACCGGACCAAGTTTTGAGGCCCTTCCTTTCCCACCGCTTAGACTTTGAAGGCCTTGTCTTTGGGTCGATAGCAGGCACAACCACAGCTACTCGCCAACCGCTATCCATAACCCGATCTGCCTGTTCCAGCGTGTCGCATGAGCCCATCACCAAACCCTTAAGGTGTGAGCCTTTTGTTTCGGGAAAGTGTGTGTATCCGAGTAGGCCCTTAAGGCCGTACTCCCTGGCCGTGTTTCTCCATTCGTCCATTTGGCTAACGGTGAAGACGTTGGGATCACCCCCGACTGCAATGCGGACGAAGTTCGCCGATACAGCTGAATCCTTCAGCACTTCGCCTAAGTTAGACCTACGCTTGTGCTTGTCTTTGGCATGGGCTTTTTGCATGGAGCCCTGCGCTAATTGCGAACTTCCAAACCAATGGTAACAACCGTCCTCCAAAAACCTGCACCCCTCGCATGATGCCCTAGCCTCATCTCTTGTCTCACCAACGTGGCCTTGAGGCATATTTCCGGTCTTTGGCTGCTTCGACTGTGCAGCAAATAGGTGGTTAACCAGCGGTTTAGTTTTGAACATGGGCAACGATTCACGAGTGTTGTCACACTCGACCGCACCCCATTGGTCATAACCGTTGTCCCTATCATCGTCCGCTGGATCATACGTCCAATTTTCGGCGTATTTGTACACTTGTGCAGTCATGGCTCACCTACTTTCACCTACTTTAGAAATTCATGTACGTAAGACCCTAGTCGAGGTCCGTACATACGTAGACCACCTCACACATTCCGTATCCCAGGGAGACGATTTCATCGCCTTCACATAGTGAACACTCTGAATCTTCGTCGTGGGGTTCCCCTTGGCAGTTCCAACAAGCCGCTTCGCCGCTGCTAGTCCAGTGGCCAATTTCGACCCACCCCTTGGGTGGCGCAGGTTTTCCGTATAGCCTGCATTCAATGGCTGTGCGGAAAGTAAAGTCATATTGGCTTTGTCCGAATTCCTGTTTTTTGGCCAGTGCCTGTACTTCAGAGTGTTCGAGTAGTTCGCTCTCAGATACGTAGTCTGGTGGACCCTCGTACCAGTGCGCTCTTACTGGTTCCCATTCGTCCGGGAAATCAGGATGAGGAACATGGAGTTCTCCACCCCCTAGACCGAAGACACACTTCACCCTTTCAGTTTCTAACTGATCCATGATCCACCTACTTTCAACTACTTCAGAAATTCATATACGTAAGACCTTACAGTGGTCTCATTACGTAAGGCTTAGTACCTCTCGCCATTGGCGAGGTACTCAGTGTCAGTTTCAGCAAGGTCTTCCTTGATGGTGTCTTCGCTGTAGTACCAAGCGAGTTGTGATTCTAGCGCTTCGAGTAGCGCATGCTCGATCTGTTCGATGCACCCTTCCATGGCTTCGCTTGTCTCATCAAAAAGCTCATGGGTATAGTCGCTGGACCAATGGTCCTTCCACGTCCTACGATAGGATGCACGCTGATATGACAGCCCATAGAAATGCCTTTGTTGAAGCGCTTGTAATTCTCTCACAGCATCATGAAGAGACGCCCATTGTGGGTACTCGGCCATGATTGCAGGTAGAGATCCAGCAGTGTACGAATAACTACCCTCTAACTTTGCGAATGAGCCACCGCAACCAATGGAGCCAAAATACATTTCTGTGGAACTGCAGAATCCAAGGGCCCTTGCTACCTCAAGACACATGCCCCTCGCAAACTCTAGACCACATTCATCAAGGTCTGCATTCCAACGATATTCAAGTTCATCTTGAACCGCCTTATCTTGGGCGTCTTCGCTCAACTCGCTCCACGTAAACACTTCGATCTTTTTGATTTCAACTCTCATGTTTTCACCTACCTCAAAATTCATGTACGCAAGACCACAGAAGGGTCTCATTAGGGATCAGGCGTGAAGATACCTTTATCTTTCAGGGCCTCGAAAATCCGGTCCTCGTCGGGGGTACGTTCATGGATCGAGTACCATGACAGCCCATCGCAGATTTCATGCGGGTTTCCTGTTATCTCTCCGTCATTTGCCCAAGCTATTGACTTGCACGTCTCTTCTACGTGGTCATCAAACATCTCACCGTCTAGCTTCTCCATGCAGTCAAGGCATACGGGCGAGCCATGGTAGGGGTCTCTTGGATCGGGAAATGGCGATCCAGCATCATAGGTATCATGACCGTTGTTTGGACCATCACCAATAACGGTTTCACACTCCCCACATATCCGAGCACAGCCCGGACAATGCTTCTCGCCTTCGATGGTTAACCAGTTCTCTGGCTCGCCATGGTCATAGGCCTCTTCATGGCCATGGTGTCCACCATAAGAAACGCCTAGACGTGAAGTAGATCTCATCATCCTAGTCCAGTCGGAATAATGGGTCTCTTCTCCACCTATCCAAACCCGCAGGGGTTCGCCTTTCAGGCGTCCGATGATTTCGTCTTCCTCTGGATCGAGACCCACCTTAACCCCACAGCTGTGACACTCACAGCCTTCGATGGGTACGGGCTCGGGCTTCTCCCATTCCTCACCCAGACTGGGCCCACAACAAGGGCAACCAAGGCCTTGGTTAAAAAGGACCGCTTCCCAGCGGTACATGTCCCCATGGTCAACCCCATATCGGTTCCATGGCTCACTGCAAACTTTGCATGAAACGTCCATCATTCACCTACTTCAGAAATTCATGTACGCAAGACGTTTAGGGTTTCCCCTTACGTGCACGCACGTGGTCTTAAGAATATACGGTACTATTGATTATACGGTACCCCCCTCCCTCCAAAGGGAGGGGGGAACATCAATAGAACGATACCGGTACTCTTTATAGAAATGTTCTAGTCAGAAATTCATGTACGCAAGGCTTTAACTACGTCCATATATTTCTTTGCCAGGTTCTCACCAGTGGCCTCACTCAAGACGTAGTCGAAGCACTCGGCAATGTGATCCTTGATGTCGTTTCTGTTTCGACCGCTCACCTTGATGTCGAACCCATAGAACGACGGTCGCACTGTTACCCGATGCTCTGTCCATCCAACATAATATCCAAGGTCGTTCATGTGGTGGAACGCGGTAGAGAAAACCAATTTCTCTTCTGTGGTCTTTTCAACGTCGATTGACGTGCCAGAATCGAAGCCAGACCCACTAGGTAGGTACTCAGAAATGATCGGAGCCATTTCTTCAAATACGATACTTGCTGGGTGTCGCGTCAATCCCGAAATTAATCGGGCTAGTGATTGCCTATTGCTCATTTTATCCCCTAATGAAAATCATGGTCGTAAGACTTCTAAGCCTTTGCATATGGTAGGGCCCAGTGCCTGGGCCCTATACCTTGATGGTCACACCCTGATGGTCCTACCGGTCTTCTCGACCACGGCCGTAGACGTCAACGAAACAAGGGCAACAAACGAAATGATGGTGTAAGTGATGACAAGCACACTCTCTCCAATGCCCCTTAGAGGCCAATGGTTGACGTCTAAGGCGCGGTATACCCTTGACCTATGCCAGGGTGTTGGTTTTGGTTTCTTTAGCTTCTATCGGCCGTTATGGGCCTAGTTTTCGATGATTCTGATTTTGGAGCGAATCCCAAGACCTTTAGCGATAGCCTCTAGGCTTTCGCGAATTGCATATGAACCTACGCCACCAATGTAGGACCGGTCACTTCCACGGTGGAGCGTAATGCCTGCAGAGTGTAGGGCTTCGCCTATAGCTGTCGATTCTTTGCAGTAGCCATACCCGCCAGCTGTGCCATGACCGGAACTGTGAAAGCTAGAATCCTTAACACCAGACAGCCAGACAGAAGCGTATACCGTCGAAGCGTTGCTACTCCGACCCATCCAAACCCGAACGGTTACAGGTGAGACAATCTCACCCTTGTAGATTCCAACAACGCTATATGAGGAAGTTTGTTCCTTCTGACCATAAAGGTTTCGGCCATTTTGGTGATGTCCAGAAAACTTCGCCTTCATTGGTGCGTCTATCATTTTTCATTTCTCCGCTGATGGGTGGGCATACTCTCTTATGATGAGCCTCTCACCCTTTGAAATTATGTAGTGAGTTCCTGAGTTACTCCAGCACATGCAGTAGACGCGATAGAGCCTTCCCTTGTATTTAACTTTCCAAGGCGTTGTGAGCTTTGAGCCATAACCGCTAGCAGTTTGGATAAGTCCGTTTTTGTGAAACCATAGAGGCGCATCTATCAGCTGTGCAACTTCGTCTAGATAGGTCACTTCGACACTCCAAAAAACTATGAACGCAAGACTCTCGACGGTCCGCATAATGTGTAGACCTATAGCCAGAAGGGCAATTTCAGGGTCGACCCCATCGGGGGTCGTAACCCCCTGGAATCATTGATTAATGGGCCAAGGTCGTAGGCTTAGAATCCCACCATCGGATACCCCAAACGGTCCCGGATCGCGCCTTCTCCCGTGGATCGCCCATTGGATGACAATCAGCAACGCCCCCACTGTATGCGACGGAGTAGGCCGCACCTGGTGCCATGTTAAGGGGTGGTCTGATAGGGCTATCGCATACGATAACGCCTTCACGGTAGCTAAGGTGCGGATCAAAGAGGGCCCATAATTCCGGCTCGTTGTCCCCATTGAAGTGTTTTTTCATTGCCATGCTCTCACTCCATTGTTGCCATTAATGGCCCACAGTGGGCGTCTAAGGCGTGTTTAGGTATTGGCTATGCCATGGGATAGGCTGTGCCTTTCCCTGGCTTCTGTCGGTTGTTCTAGGCTGTCCTAGCTCTTGATGGCAGCAGACTCTTGTCCCTTGTCCCTAGCTGCAGTTCCTCGCGGCCGATTCTCACTTTTCGCCAATTCATTTGTTGACCTTGAACACGATGTCCTCGGTACTCCAAATGGCGCGGATGCCGCCACAAGGACCGCCTAACTCTTCAAAGCCTAAGCGGTACAGCCCAACATTGCCGATGGGTAGGCCACAAGGCTTTAACGTGAGGCTATCACCGCTAAAAGCTCTGTCTTCACTCAAGTGGGCACCAAACCGTTGATAGAGGCCTCGGCACCCATAAAGAAGACAAGCGAAGTCATCACGTATCACCTTCGCTTGGTCGGCGTTGACGTGTATCGGAATCTTGATGACCAAGTCTTGGTTGATGGTAGCTTCGAAAATCATGGAATCCCCTAGTTGTTAGATGTTCTTAAACTATGGTGCTCATTTGCTGCACCGTGCCAGTCTCTTGAGTAGGCGGCGTTGGACCCTATGAGGGGTCAGCGTATCGCCGTCCAACAGTATCAGCGCAGAGAAGTCATATTCGCCCTCATAACTATGCGAAGTGGCATCGAAATCAGGGGTGTAAAAGTCCGCCTTCACCTCGAAATAAACCTGCATACTGGTGTCAGACTGAAAAATACGGCGAATGTCCTTGGTCTGCTGTACCCCGTCATGGACGAAAGAGACGTTTCCCCCGACAATACAAAGCACTTCGCCAATTTCCGGACCCCGGTAAGCAACAACCCGGCTGATTTCGCTGTATCCGATCATTTCGTTCCCCTTAATCCAAAAAAAGCTCTGTCTTCACTGTCTCGCCTTGCGCTCGCCTTCTGACCACCTTTGAACTGTCAAGCCGCTGTCACCTACTTGGGTCGCTGGCTGTCTCGCTCTTGGCTGCCTTGGTTGCGCTCTCCCTCTATCCACAAACAGAATAGCCTGATTATGTGATGCTGGTCAACACTACCTTAAGCCAATACCACAGCAAACAGGCTGTAAGTGCTTGAACCGTAAGGCTTATAATTATTTTCATACAGGGTAAAATAAGCTGTATTTTATGCCCATTGATAGGCCCAACAGTGGTCCATAGACCCCCTTGACCACCGCTTAGGGTCTACCGTAGGGGTAGGCTGGACACCTATCGGGCCTCCATGTATATTACCCGTGCGTTATGCACGCAGGCTTCAACATGACCGCGGGTAAGGCATGGTGCCAGGGGCCATGGTCCAGGGTAGAGCAGTGGTGAGGGCGTC